CTTTTAGCCCCAGATTTTTTCGCGGGGCACCTGAGATGTACGCGGACGGTCGCGGGCGGGGGCGTGCCCGGGGGTGCGTGCGGCGTGCACGCCCCCACATGGCGTGTGCACCTGCGGCTGGGCGGGCCCGCACCTGCTCATGCCTGCTTGGGCACCTGCACATCCGGGCAGGCATCCACAGGCAGACAGGCAGGCAGGTGCTCGGACGCAGACAGGCTGGCGAGTGCATCCGCACCAGCCTGCACAAACGCCTGCAGGGCGTGCTCGTCCATGTCCGCAAGTGGGCCTGTCCATGCAGGTAGCCCCAGCCGTGTCTGCTGTGCGGCCAAGCCCATGCCAGCGTGCTCCAGCGTCCAGCGTGCGGCCTGCAGACGGACATTGGCAGGCGTGGCCGGGTCCTGCATGAGCCCACGGATGCACCCCCAAGCCAACGCCGCACCCTCGGTCCGCAACCCGGTGTCGAGGGCCGTCTGGATTGCCTCCCGGACATGGGGCAGTCTGAGCAGACGAGGACCAGAGTGCTCAGACAGGCCGACAGACCGGCAGGCAGACGCCACGCATCCACCGTTGCGAACATAGGCCGCCACGAACAGCGTCTGGGGCTCAGTCAAACAGTCGGCAGACACCGCTGAGACGAACCGACCGCCGACACCGTTTCGGACACCGCCAGACCGAGCCACCAGACCAGAGCCAGACACTTTTTTTGTCATAGGGTTTTGACCAATGTTTTCAAGGGTCAGACCGACATTTGCAACATCGGATTTGGCACCAATTTGTCGGATTGAGTTGACACATTGTCGGTGGCCGTCATGGTGGTCATCGCCAAACGGCACCCAACCATGACCCACAACACCCCCGACGCCACCCAGCCGACCCTCGTCATCGGCATCACCCAGACCGCCCTGCAGACCGCCGGGCTGTCCTCGTCCGGCTCGACCAGCCAGACGGCCACCGCCCCCTCGGCCCAGAACAGCCGTGGCGGGTTCGGCAACGAGCCCAGCCCGGGTTCCGAGCCCGGCTCGTCCGGCCAGCCCGAGCAGGGCGGGCAGGCTCCCGGCCAAGTGGGCAACCCCAGCGGCCTGTCCGCTGGTGAGCCCAACGCCAACGCCACGGCCAACGCCCAGACGCAGACCCCCAGCGGTGCGTCCGACCCTCAGTCCGGCTCGTCCGGCGAACCGGGTCAGACGCCCAGCGAACCGGGTCAGACGCCCGGCGAGCCCAGCGAGCCCGGCCAGCAGGCAGGCGAGCCCGGCCAGACGCCCAGCCCCAGCGGTGCGTCTGAGCCCCAGCAGGCCCAGACCAGCGAGCCCCAGCAGGCCCTCCCGGACGCCAGCGACCTCGAGGCCCAAATCGGCCCTCGTGGCCAGACCAAGGTGACCTCGGACAACCGGGGTGCCGTCCGCAAGTGGCTGACCCGCAAGGGCGTGGCCTACAACCCGGAAGGTGCGTGCAAGGGTGCTGGCAAACTGTCCGTGTCCGAACTGTCTGCGGCCTACAATGACACGACCGACCAGACGCTCCGGGACCTGCTCGCTCAGCAGGGCGGTCAGACCAGCCCTCAGACGAACGGTGCGAACCAGCCCCAGACGCCCTCCGGCCAGCCCGAGCCCAAGCAGGCTCAGACGCCGCAGACGCCCAAGGCCCAGACGCCTACCCCCAGCGGCCTGCCCGAGCCCCTGCCCAAGCCTGTGAAGGTGCCCTCGAACATCCGCAAGCACGCCCTGCATGACGAATGCGTGGACCTGCTGACTCCCGGCGGCTTCGGGGTGTTCGTGTTCGGCCCGGCTGGTTCCGGCAAGACCACGCTGGCTCAGACGGTGGCTCAGACGCTCGGTCTGGACTGCTACATCGCCGGGGCCGTCCAGAAGGACTTCAAGGTCCTCGGCTACAAGGACGCCCGGGGCGAGTATCAGACCACGCCATTCCGACAGGCTTTCGAGCATGGCGGTCTGTTCCTGTTCGATGAAATCGACGCCTCCAACCCGCAGGTCCTGCTGGTGCTCAACGCCGCCTTGGCGAACGGCATCTGCGACTTCCCGGACCGCACCGTCAAGGCCCACCCCCGCTTCCGCTTCATCGCCTCGGCGAACACGAACGGCGGCGGTGCTACGGCCCAATACAGCGGACGCAACAAGTTGGACGCCGCTTCGCTCGACCGCTTCGCCGTCCTCGAGTGCGACTACGATGACGCCCTCACGGACAGCGTGGTCCGGTCCTACGGTCTGACCGGGGCCGTCCTCGATGAAGCCCTCGAGTGGGTTGCCACCGTCCGGGACTACCGTCTGGCGGCTCGTGCGAACAGCATCGACCTCGTGCTCAGCCCTCGTGCCGCCTTCTTCGGCGTCCGGGTGTTGGCCGCCGGGGGCAAGCAGTTCCGCAAGTGCAAGGACCTGCTCGACTGCTTCATCCTCAAGAAGGTGTCTGACCCCGAGGCCCGCAAGCGTCTGGCCAAGTTCGGCGAGGCCGCTGTCAACGCTCGCCGCAACCCCGCCCAGCCGACCGCCTAACCCAACCGCAGACAAGCCTGCTCGCCGGACGAACGGCGGGCAGGCCCCTGCACCCTCTCACCCACCCAAACACACACAACACACATGGCCCTCATCGACAACACCCCGCTTCCCCGCCACAAGGAGAAGCGTTACTACCAAACCCCCGGCGTCTGTCTGAAGTCCGACTTCAGCAACGCAGACCGCAGCAAGAACTATGTTCTGCTCGAGGCAGACAGCATCGACACCTACCTCAAGTGGCAGGCCGAGTGCGAGCCGTCTGTCAGCGGCTGGCGTGAGTCCCGGTCTGCGTCTGCCAAGCAGTCGTGGGACCTCAAGGCCGGATGGGACGGCTATCAGACGCTGGTGTCTGACGGCTGGCCGAAAGGCGTGGCCAAACTCAAGACCGCCGTTGCCGCCCTGCCCTCGTCCATCGGCTTCGGACGCATCCCGGACTCGGATGTATGCGGTGACTCGCTCAACATCCCGGCGTTCGTGGCTGGCGACCCCTGCCATTGGGACTGCGACCCGGACGAGGACGCAAGCCTCGGACAGACCAAGGTCATCCGTCTGATTGTCCCGGTCGGTGCCCTCGCCGGATACGATGCGGACTACCTCTACAACCGAGGTGCGGCGGTCGTGGCCTGCATCCGTAGCATCGAGGCCGCTGGCTACCAATGCGAGGTCTGGGCCGAGTCTGCGAGCAAGTCTGCCCCCGAGGCTGTCTGTCAGCGAGTGAAGGTGAAGCACGCCGGAGCCTCGCTCGACCTCAACAACCTCGCTGTCTGGCTGGCTCACCCGGCGGCCTTCCGCCGAGGCTTCTTCGCCGGGCGTGAGTGCCTCTGGTCTGTGCAGACGCCGAGTGGTAGCGTGGACGGTCTGCTGGGCGGCTACGGTGGCACCTGCTACGGCCCCACGGAAGGGCTCGAGGCCGGGAGCATCTACCTGCCCCTCGCCGCCCACGGACGGCACAGCACGCCGCAGGCCAGCCTCGAGACGCTGTCTGCCGTGTTCACCAAGGCCGGGTTCCTGCTCAAGTTCAACTGAGCAGACAGACAGGACGAAACGCCGTGAGGCGTCCGTGGGTAAGGCCCACGCTGACGAGTCCAGACGCAAGCACTCAGACACTCTCACCCAAACCCAACAGACACACCATGACCAACGAAACCAAACAACTCATCCGCTCGCTCATCGACGCCATCGACTTGGCCCGGGAGCGTGTGACCGAGTGCGAGCGTGACTACGCCATCGCATCCCAGCACCACTCGGACCTGCTCGCCAAGCCCGAGCCCGACCTCGAGCGTCTGAGCCGGAGCAACATCCGTCTGCGTGATGTGACGCTCCGCTGGAACGACGCCAGCGTCAAACTCGACGACCTGCAGACGCAACTCGACCTCCTCCTCTCCTAATCAGACAGACGACCATGACCAAGACATACAACCCATTCTCCTCGGACAGCAACAAGTGGCTGGCCGCAGACCCGGACACGACCAAGCCGGAGTGCCTCGGTCTGAACGGCGTCATCCGTCCGCTTTACGCACGCATCACGCACCCGCTGACCGTGGGCATCCGTGACTACCTGCCGCCTGTCCGTGGCATCTCGCTCGACCACGACGGCGTGAAGCCGCACCACGGAGCCTCGAGCAGACAGACGGACAACATCCAAGACCATTGTATCACTCGTGCACGCCACGAGGTCCTGCTGTCTGTCGTGCTCACCCGGTGCAAGACCGGCGTGCGTTCGCTCGGCTGGGAAGGTGTCATCCTCAGACAGCACTTTGCGTCTGCGTATTGCGTGCCCGGCGAGCCCGGCCAGCCGCCTGTGCGGACGGACATACACGACGGCGTGACCGTCTGCACCCGCATCGGCAAGGTGAACAGCGAGGACATCGCAGACCGCTGTCTGCAAGACCGCATCCTCTGTCTGGTGAACCGCAAGTTCGTCCGAGCCCACGCCACCTACTTGGGCTTCGGCGTCTGCCCGGAGGCCCCCGGTCGTGCGGTCGTCCGCATCACGGTCCCGACCGGACGCAAGCACCGCATCACCTTCACGCTTGGCCTGTTGCCCGGCGTCGAACAGCCGTGGACTTTCTGAACCCGCTTGACAACCTACAAACTGTCGGCATAGTGCCCAATCTCCAACCCACCCAGAACATGACCCAGCCCAATGAAAACAAGCCCACGGACAACCTGTGGGAGTCCACCAACAAGGCGACTCACGACCGCCTCGCCAACCGAGTCCGTGTCGGCTTGAACGCCGCCGTTGACTCGCTCGAAAACCTCGAGGCTCTCCGGGTCAAACTCGACTCGGCCATCTCGCAGGCTCAAGCCGCCCGGGACACGCTCAAGGACGCAGACTTCTACCTGTCCGTCTACGACTACGAGCAGGTTGACCCTCGCTGTGCTGACGCCCGTGGTTTTCTCCTGTCTGCCTACCTCGGTCTGTCTGTCCTCGGCTCGCTCAAATCCAAGGTGAGCATCCCGGACGACACCGCCTACCGCCCGAACGCCTAACCCACCCACTCACCCCCAGACACACCTCCACACACATACGAACATGAGCACCAACGAACCCACCCCCACCGCCACCCTCATCCGGGAGCACCTGCACCAGCACCTGCTCTCGTCTGAGTTCATCCCGCTGTTCAACACCGGCCGCATCGTCATCACGAACGGCGTGCAGGACCGCTTCAACGAGCAGACGCTCGACACCGTGTCTGAACTGCTGACCGCCCACTCGTGTTGCGATTGGGGCAACGCCATCCCGGCTGGCGATTGGCAGTCGAACGACGACCCGGGCAACATCGAACGCTTCGAGCGTCTGCCGTCTGCGTATGGCAAGGACTTCGAGCCCTGTGCCGTCCGCAACCCGGGCCGTGTGCTCGCCTCGTGGCGTCTGCCCGACTCGTCCGAGTCCGTGTGGGTCACGACCGAGTCCACGGACGAGGGCATCGTCACGACCGTCCTCCTGCCCAGCGAATACTAACCGACAAACTGTCGCTTGACAAATCAAACAACCCAGCAATACTTCCCACCGATGAGCAAAACCTCCAACAAACTCAAGGCCCTCGACGCTGTCCTCAAGACGGTGCTCGAGGCTTACATCGAACTGCGAGACAAGGAAAAGGACCCCGCCCCCTTCAACCGGGTGCTGGCCACGGACGACCCCTTCGCCGACCTCGCCAACAAGTGCGTCAAGGCGTTCACGGACGCCGGACACCCGGTCACCATCCCGCTTCTGGCGAGCCTGTGCCGGACCGCCTACACGGACAGCAAGCGTAAGGACAAGCACGCCTTCCCCCTCGAACGCTACAACGCCGAAACCCTCATCGACCTGTCTGTCTGGTTCGCCTCGAACCGATAACCTTTTCACCCACCCAGAATACCCACCCAGAAAATAATACGAACATGACGAACAACAACGACAAGAACCCCAGCAACGGCACCCCGCCCGAGCACGCCATCGCCACGAGCCCGCAGGACCTGCTCAACTTCCTCGGCTTCATCAGCAAGGGCACGCTCATCGGGGCCGTGACCGCCGCCGCCATCAAGGACGACCTGTCCAAGTTGGTGAAGGCCCTCGACGCCGGACAGACGGCAGACGCCAAGGTCCACGCAGACCAAATCCGGCAGGGCCTCAACCTGCTCGGCAAGGCTGTCTGCACCCTCGGTCAGACCATCGTCCGTCACGACGAATACATCACCCGCAAGTGTGAGGAGCGTGGCATCCCGGTGACGAGCGTGTCTGAGAACCTCATCGACGACTTCAAGTTGTCCGGCGAGGATTTCCTCAAGTCCTTCTTCGAGGAGGCCGAGGGCAACGGCTTCGTCGAGGACCCCAAGGGTCCGTTCAACAAGAAGAAGTCCGCAGACAAGAAGCCCGGCTACAAGGACAAGAACTTCGACCCGCACGACCGCTTGGACGGCTTCGACCCGGACAAGCATCGGTTCAACTAAGGCCGAAACATCAGACGGAGTCATGGCCGTCTGGTGTCCGTGGAGTTATGCTCCCGCTGACGAGGCCGTCAGACAAACCACCTTCACCCATGCTGCACAAGCACAACACCAACAAGAGCGAAGCCACCCCGGCGACGCAGAACAACCGAGGCAGGCCCCGCCTGTCCCTCTCGCACCTCACCACGGCCTCCGGCATCCGGCAGGCGGTGAAGCGTGACCTCGTCACGCTCGAGGAGGCGAACAACCAGACGGTCAAGGCCCTGCACAAGTGCGGCGACCTGCTGTCGTCCCTGTTCGGACAGACCCACGCCGTCCCGGCTGGTCTGACGCCGGAGACGCACCGCATCGCCCTCGTCGTCGAGGCCATCGCCTGTCTGCACGACTCGGCGACCAAGGTCCACGAGGTCATCGAGTCCCGCAAGCCGGACAGGTCTGCCGGACGGTCTGACGAGGTCCTCGCCAAGGCCCGGGCTCGTCGCTGGTCCAAGGCCAAGCGGTCCAAGTCGGCCAAGGCGGCGTGGGCTCGCCGCAAAGGAAAGGAGGTGGCCTAATGTCTGCCGTCATCGTGGCGAGGGTCACCCTCGCCTTCTCCGTGGAGGGCGTGTCCCTCCCGGACGAAGTGCCCATCGACCCGCTGGAGTTCGGCGAGTTCGATGACCGTCATCCCATCGTCCGCAAGGACGGTGTCTGTCTGTCGTCCGTCTCGTGCGACTCCTACTCGCTGTCCACGGACGGCGAACGCACCGTGTTCAAGTTCGTGAGCGAGTGGGTGTTCACCTGCGAGGACAAGGTCGCAGACCGCCTGGCCAGCATCCTGTCTGACCCGGCCAACACAGACCCCGGCGTCCTGTCCTTCGACCTGTCCGTCGAGGACGAGTTCGGACGCTCGTGGGACCTCGATGCCGAACCGTGGACCGTCTGCGAGGTCCGCAAGAATGTGGGAGGTGCGTCGTGAGCGACGGACAAGAGGCGACCAACCCGCCGGACAAGGAGTCCCGGGTCCGCAAACTCAAGGAGGGCAAGGCTGAGCAGACGCTGTCCGTCTGCGTCTGGGCTTCGGCCAAGCAAAGCAAGCCCATCCTCCTGTTCCCGGACGAGCAGTTGGAGGCGTTCGAGGACGAAGTCACGGACCCGGACAACCTCGTCATCAGGGACCGCGTTGACGGTGACCGTCTGGAAATCCTGTCTGTCTGGGTCCTGCCGAACTTCCTGTCCAACCGCAAGGGTCACGGCTCCCGGAAGTATCTGTGCACGCAGGTCCGCTTCATGGTCTGCGTGGATGTTCGGACTGCGGACGGATGCCAGACGCCGGAGGCCAAGGACGCCGTCCTCGAACTGCTCAAGCGTCTGTGGTGGCAACTGCCGACCATCAAGCCGAGGTCGATGACGCCGCACGCCTTGTCTGTGGCCAACACTTCGGACAAGGTCGTCTGGGGTGCACGCCGTTCGTGCAAGCCGGGCATGGGCGTCAGCAAGGACCTGTTCGAGGCCATCGAGCCCGAGGTCATGCTCATCACGGAGGAGGACGCTGGCAAGGGCGGGGCCCAGACATGAAGGGCGTCTGGGTCTACGCCTTCTTCGTCCTGCTCAACGCCATCCTGTTGGGGCTGGTGCTGTCGGCCTGCCTAAGCAAGGCAATCATGCCACGCCTCTGAGCGTGGTCGTTCAAAGGGTCAGCCTCCGGGCTGGCCCTTTTTTTTGGCCTGCTCGCTGGCCCTCAGAGCCTCGTTCAGCCATGCGGGAGGCTCCGGGCTCGGGTCGCAGGGGTAGCCCTGCCTCTCGGTCCAGCCAGAGGGCTGGAACGCAGGCTCGTAGGGCTGGACCCAGACGGTGACTCCGGCGTGCTCGAGGTCGGACCAGACCTTGTCCACGGTGAGCGACGAGACGAGGCAGTCGTCTGCGATGACGCCCTGTCTGGTCAGACAATCGAGGATGAGTTTGGCGAGGTTGTCCGTGTCAGGTCTGGAGACATGGGGCGACCCTGTCTGTCTGCCACGCTTCGGCTTCCGGCCTGCGACCTTCTGGAACGAGAAGCGGAACTGCATCTTGACAGACAGGGCGTCTGTCCCGAGCAGACCGGGCAGGGCTTGCTTGCCTCCCGTGATTTCGAGTGCCTGCTTGCAGGCTCGCTCGACCGACGAAATCCACAGACGAGCGTTCTTGTCTGCTGTGCTGATGACCCGGCCAGCAGCGAACCTCGGTCTGGGTTGCGGTCTGGGCGTGCCGACGGCGATGACCGTGATGCCCGGATGTCTGCGGATGTCTGGCTGTCTGCCGGTCTGACCGGCGTCTGCGTTTGCGGCTGCGTTTTGCACGGGGACATACGAAAGACTTAGTGTCGGAAAAGCAAGACTTAGTGTCGGGGTTCGCTACATAGGATGTAGTGTCTGGTGGCACACCTGCGAAGCATGGGTGTGCCCATGAGGACACCATTCTATTATTAGGACTCGCGTCCTCAAAATTAAGTAGCGTGAAATCAACGACTTACAGATTTCCAAAAACCGTTTGAGGACGCTATTCACAGGACGCAGACAAGTTGTTGTAATACAACCACTTGCGTGTCTGGCGTCCTCAGAGTCATTCACAAGGACACGCCCAACGTCCTCGTCTGTGAACGACTTAGTGTCGGGATACAAAACTTTAATAATCTACGCAAGACTTAGTGTCTGAGATGTCTGTCAGACAACCGGCTCAGACAGAAACACTATTAACACCAAAAGTGATTTAATTACGTTACGTACGTAACGTAATTAAATCATTCCAGACTGTCAAGCGGTTATTTCAAACTTTCTTTCAACCTCACCAACGCCCTTTGTTTATGGGCCGGTGCTCTGCTTGGGTTGAACCCTATCCGACGGAAGCCGTCGAAGCCCATGGCATACGACAGATAGACCTGCTGCGGCGACGGGTATGGTATCCCGGCCTTCCTCAGACGGTCCATGTGCAAAGCCAGCAGCCAGCTCGCCAGCTGTCTGGCCAGCTGCGGGTCGGCTGTCCGAGGTATCGGTCTGAGCCCATTCAGGGACCTGAACCGGTTGGCGTCCTCCCAGGCGGACGGCCAGATTTGCCACGCCGAGATGGCCCGGCCTCCGTCTCCGACGGCGGCATGGTCCATGCGGGACTCGGTCACGGCCACGGCGGTCACCATCTTCTCGGACGGCATGGCCACGGCCAGCAGCAACGCGGCAATCATTCGGACCTCACCCCGAAGGTGTCGTTGCGGACGAACTTGAATTGGTCCGAGGTGAAGTGCCTGAGCACGCCGTCCTTGTCCAGCACGATGGCGAACACGTCGTTGGAGAACGTGCCGCCGTCACGGACATAGACCAACATGCCGTAGCCGATAGGCGTCTCGACCGGCATGGGGTTGCGGAACTCGTGTATCACGACTGCACCCCCTTGGCGGCGTGCCATCCACGGACTTCACTCTGCGGGTTGCCGCAGCAGGAAAGGAGTTTAGCCATCGCATCCCCCGCCTTGGTCAGCCGCTCGACCTCGGTCTTGAGGCGGGCGTGGGACTCAACGATGTATTTGATACGCTCTGGTAGCGTCATGTCTGCGAACATGTCTCCGTTGTCGAACTCAAGCGTCTCAGAGTTGGCCATGCGGATGTATTCGGAGATGTTGTATCCTCCGATGACGGCGGGTTTCTTCAGGTTCTCGACCTCGCCCTCGAGGCGTTTGCGTTCGGCACGCTCGAACTTGACGACCTCCCACAGGTTGTCTGCCCGGCACTTCTCGTGGTGGAGTTGGAGCCGGAGTTCGATGAGTTCGCTGTCGTTGGTGTATTGGTCTGGGTTCATTGGTCTGGGTTAAGTTTCTTCTTGAGTTCGATGTTCTCGAGTTCGACGACCTGCACTTGTCTGGACAGACGGACCGACTCCCTTATGAGCCACATGATGTGACCGCGTGTGACCGTAATCTTGTCATGGTCACGCTGATAAGGGTCCGTGTAATCCGTGCCCAATTTCTTAGGCACCGTCCAATCCTCGTCAGCCATCGGAGCGAGGACGCTTGGGTCCCATCTGGGGTTTGGGAACGGGGAGCCCGTTCTTCTTGCACCAGCGGTAGATGCGGTTGCGTCCGATGCGGTGTCTGTCCTCGATGGCCCGGATAGAGCCGGTGCGTAGGGCGGACTCGTAGAGCGTCCGCAGCATGTTGTGCTTCTGGTCGTCCGTCATGCGTTCATACGCCGCAGACTGTCTGGTCTTGTTCCTCATTTGGTCTGGATGATGCGTTTGGTGTTATTGTCGTAGGAGAAGTTATCCCAATTCGGGACGTCGAGGTAGGCACCGGACGAGAGTTCGGCACCGTCCGAGTCCGTGGCATAGTTGCCGGTCGGAATGTCGAGCCACTTCTTGTCCTTGGTTCCCTTGGCCGCACAGGCTACGACCACTTCCTTCATCATGAGCCTGCTGACGAGCGACTCGAACTCATGGGCACCCGTCTGTCTGAGCACCAGCGGGAGTTCCGAGCGTCGGCGATACACGCCTGACTTGGCGTTCTTGCCTTCGATGGAGTAGGGGTGGCCTCGCTCGGCGGCGTGCCGGATGGCGAAGATGAGCCAAGCCTCACGCTCGCCCATGTTGATGGAGTTGAACAGGTCGTCCTTGGTCACGTCCGTCAGCAGGCCGGACGGCTGCCTCAGCAGGGTCAGTTCGCTGTCCAGCATCTCCGGGTTGTTCGCCTTGATGATGGCCAACTTCCACAGCATCCCACGCTTGGGGCTGAGTTTCATGGCCGTCATGCGACGCTCGTAGTCAGACGCATGCCAGATGCCGATGACGGAACGGAACGCTGCGGGCAACGCGGACGAGCCACGGACGGCGGACTTCATGTCCTCCGTGTTGCGGATGGGTTCGTCGCCCTGCTTGCGGACGTGGTGGGTGATGATGAGGGCCGAGCCGAGTTCCCCGCAGACCTGCGAGGCGACACGGATGAACTCGTTGATGACCGTGGCCGAGTTCTCCTCTCCGTGCATGACGGAGTTGAGGGTGTCCACGACCACCAGACGCAGGTCCTTCAGCTGTCTGAGGTGGCCCATGAGCTCCATCCACTTTTTCGACGGGCGGGACTCCTGCGTCTTGGGGTCCTTGTCCACGAGGGCGAACGAGCCGCCGGAGTTGATGAGGGGCAGGATGACAAGGTTGTCTGCGGCGGCGAACCGCATGCCGTCCGGGTCGATTTCCGTCAGGCGGATGTGCAGTTCCTCTTGGTCGTCCTCGGTGGTGATGATGACCGCGGTGCCACCTTGCAGCACCTTGTGGCCACACCATGTCTGAGGGCCGCAGGCTTGGGTCGCAGCGACCTTGAGTGCGAGGTCCAGCATGAGGAAGGTCTTACCGGCACCGCCTTCGGCGACGAGCATCTGGTGCTTGCCTGCGAGGACTACCTTATCGACGAGGAACTTACGCTTAGGTGGGGTGCCGTGGCTCCAGCGGTGTGCCGCCCATGCCAGCAGGCCCTGTCCTTCGTCCGGGACGATGGGCTTCTCGGGCTCCGGCATGGGGCCGTGGGAGTGCAGGTCCTTACGCAGGATGGCGTTGAACTCCTTGATGGCCCGTGGAAGCGGCCAAGGCGGGAGCATCTTGGCGTCCATCCATCCGATGGTCCGCTCGAGTGCCTCCTGCTCGGTGAGTTCGCCTCGTCTGACGGAGGTGATGAACATGCCTGCGACCCGGGAGAACTGCGACCATCTGGTCATGTCTCCGTCGCCGCCTTCACGGACTTCTTCGCTTAGGTTCAGAGCCCGAAACTCGCCCTGCTGCGTTTCCGCAGAGGGCCCCTTCTTGCGTTCCATCGCCTGGCCGGGCATCGGTGCCATCTGTCTGACTACGTCAGACACATGCTCCGGGTGGTAGCCGTAGTCGATGTTGTGCTCGCGGATTTCAACGAGGGTCATCTTGCCGTTCTTGCCGTGGACCGAACCGGCCAGACGGATGGGCTGGTGAGCCCGACCGTAGGGGTTGGACTCGACGCCCTTGCCGAACTGAGGGTCGCCTCCTACCTTGGCGGCGAGTTCGTCACGGATGTTGACCACCTCGGCGGTTTCACCGGGGCGTCTGGACAGGCCGAAGTAGACGTGCAACTTGTCCTTGCCCTGCTCCGTCTGACCGCCGGATGCGACCACCATGGTCGGCTCCATGCCTGCCTTGCGGATGTAGTCCACGGCACCCCAAGGGTTGCCGCTATCAATGTCGCAACAGACGGTGTCGAAGCGGATGACGTTCGAGGAGGTGGCCTCCGGCTGGGACAGCACGGCCGGGACGACGAACGCACCGATGCCGTGGGAGTTCCACCGCAGGACGTGCTGATACACGACCTGTGCGAGGTTGCTCGGACAATCGACGGCGGGCTGGATGAGGATGTTCTCGGCGAACACGCCCTCACGCTCCGTGCCCTTCTCGCCGATGCCACGCAGACATAGCCATTCGCCTGCGGCGAAGGGTGTCCTGAACAGCAGACCGAGGTGGTCGCTGACCGATTGGAAATGGGGGGTCATTACTTGACGTTCTTCTTGTGGAGGAAGATGGGGGTGGGCTCGCCGAACCAAGACCCGGTGACATTGAACTCCATGTATTCAACCGCCTCACGGTAGTCCATGTCGTCGCGGTCCATGAGGACCTTGATGCAGAGTTCGTAGTCATAGACCACGAGCGGCATGCGGCCGGGCTGGTGGGCCGTGAAGCCGAGGACCGCCTTGTCGAAGCCGTCTGCGATGAGCATGCCCTCGAAGTCCGGACCGAGACTATCGGCCTTCTTCTTGGGTTTCTTTACTTTAGCCATGATGGGATGTTGTCGTTGGTTGTGGGCTTGGGAGATTTGTGGCACCGGGTGGCGTAGTCGCAGAACTTGCAGCCGAAGTTGGCTGGGTCCTGTGAGAACTTGGTGAGTTCCTCGGGCGTCTGAGAGGAGATGATGCGGACAGCCTTGTCGATGAGTTGCTGTGCGGCGTAGGTGTCGAGGCGGATGACCTCGGCGTAGACTTCGCCGGTGTCGCGGTTGAGGCAGGTGAACAGACAGAACTCGAGATTGAGGTGGGCCATGTACGTCTGAGCCTGTGCCCAGTAGACGAACTTGGACTCCTTGATGCCCTTTGATACGACGTCCTTGAAGGACTTGGAGCCGAGGGCCTTGTTCTCCCACAGGGCTGGCCACTTGATGCCTTCGACGTCGGGGCCTCCATGGATGATGCCGTCGAGGTGCCCCTTGAGGCGTCCTCCTGCGGCCTCGAAGCCGAACTGCTTGCCCTCCGGGTTGTGCGTGACCAGCAGGAAGCCAGCGGCCTTGAGGTACTCGGCCATGCGGTCTTCGCCGTCGTGGCCCATGTCGAAGATGCGGATGGTCTTGCCCTTGAAGTCGGAGCCCTCGTCCTTCGGAAGTTGGTGATACTCGTAGCCGAGTGCACGCTCACAATGATGGCCCCAGCGGGACGCACCGAGATACTTGCGAGGTGCCTGCGACTTGTTGCGTGACACGCACGCGGCATCCATCAGTTCGGTGATGCGTTCGGATACGCCCGGAGGCTTTGGCTTCTCCGGTGAGAACAGGTTGCTCATCAGTTGTTGGTCCTGATTTGCTTCAGCGTGCGATGGCTCTCGATGAGCATCACGAGCGTGTCGGCGGAGATGGCGATGTATCCGCCGAACTCCTCCTTGTGTGCGACGATTTGAGATGCGGCGTCGTGGACTTCGTCGATGTATTTTTCCTCATCGTCCTTGCTCCACTTGTTGTCGGTGTTCTTTTTGGGATGGGTCATGACTTGGTTAGTGTTGGGTGTTGTGAATGGTTTTGCAAATACGTTCTTCGTTGAACTTCCACGTCAGCCTGCAGGCGGCGGCATAGCGGTTCATGAGGTGGAACGGCCCGAGGCCGAGCATGGAGAGTTGCTTCTCCGTGGCCGGTAGGTTGAGCCAAGACTTGGATTTACGGGCCGCGTCGCGGTCACCATGCTGACGCATGTAGTCGTCTGCGGACGCTATGCACGCCACGCGTTCGTCAGACATGCACAGGACGCGGACCTTTCCTTTCTCGACGGCACCGAGGGCGGCGAACCCGTTGTTCGTGCAGACGACTACGGCCCACGCAGACATGGCCGAGCAGACGGACGCCGCACCGTCCCACAGATGGACCCATCGGAAGGGACTTGCCTCGATGATTTCCACTTCGGTCATGCCGAAGGTTTCCAGGGCCTCGCGTTCCTTCCCAGGGGCTTTGCCTTCCTTTTCGTATTCGTATCCGCAGACAGGGCACTCCGTCAGCCATGCCGGGTGCTTGGTACCGCACTCCGGACATTCCTTCGGGGTGGCCTCCGCTTTCTGGCGTTCTTCGATGCGTGTACCGGCGTCAATGTCGCCGTGCGTCAGGATGCTGTGTCCGAAGTCGAGTATCAGACAGTCTGATTTCTTGACGCCCGGGTACCGCTCCGGGTCAAGTTTGCGTAGGCCACGCCCAATCATCTGTATCATCGTGCTCTTATGGCTGCACGGTCTGAGCAGGATTACGCACGATACAGGCTGGCAGTCCCAGCCTTCGGTGAGGACGGCCACGTTGACGACTATCTTGAACTTTCCCTTGTCGAAGTCAGACAATGTTTTACGTCTGTCGTGCTCAGACATCTCGCCGTGCACGACCCGTGCTTCGACGCCAGCTGCCGTGAAGTGGTTGCAGACATCCTCGGCGTGCACGATGGTGCTGCAGAAGATTACCGTCTGACGGTCTGACGCCTTGGTCTTCCACTCCCTGAACACGGCGTCGTTGACCACCTGCTTGTTCATGATGGACTCGACCTCGCCCATGTCGAAGTCGTTGGCTGTCCGGCGGACCTTGGACAGGGACTCGCCAAGCCCGCAGTCGATGACGAAGGTGCGTGGTCTGACGAGGTGTCCGTCTGCGATGAGTTCTCCCAGCGTGATGGCGTCGCAGACGTTGTTGAACACGGCCTGCAGCCCCTTGCTGTCGCCCCGCTCCGGGGTGGCTGTCACACCGAACACGGCCATCTTGGGGTTCAGTTCCTTGGCCCGTCGGATGATTTTCTGGTAAGACTCTGCGGCCACATGGTGGGCCTCGTCAATGACGAGAAGGTCGAACCCGGGCATGAGGGCCAGGTTGTTATCCCTTGCCAGCGTCTGCACCATGGCGAAGGTGACGTCCCCGAAGGTCTTGTTCTGGGCGTCGCAGATGGTGAAGTCTCCTCCGGTCACACGCCGGTAGGTGGATGCGTTCTGGTCCACGAGTTCGTCGCGGTGCTGCAGCACGAGCACCTTCTTCCACCGCTCGCAGACGGCAGACAGCATCACGGTCTTGCCAGCCCCGGTGGGGGCGATGGCAATCGTGTTCTTCTCTTTCTTGAGGGCGTCGATTGCCCTGTCTACAAGTTCAGACTGTCTTGGTCGCAGTATCACTTGAAAAAATGGGTGCCCCGGAGCAGAGGCCATCCCAAGTTAGGCGTGCTCCGTTAGTCCGTATTGGCCACAACACAACGTGGAACCGACAAAACCACGCCACAAACCAACCGGATTAGGACTGTCGTAAGATTGTCTGTGCTGGGCTTGGGACTCCAGCACATTCTTGGCTTAGAAGGGGTTGTTCCCCTTCGGCGTGCTCAGGAAGCTGGGCTTACCACCGAGCGTCGGAGCAGACGAACCGGCGGAGCCGGACATGACCTGCTTGAAGCGTTCGGCATAGCCGCTCTCCGGGTTGGGCGAGTAGTAGTCGCTCACCGTGTTCTTGTCCGCGTAGCCTTGGTCGCCCTTCTTGATGCCGACCTTGATGGCGACGGTCTGGCCGTTGAGGGCGTTGACCACGTCCTGCAGGGTGGGGAAGCGACCGTAGGAAGCCTCGTCGCCCACGGTCACGAGGCCAGCGGCCTCGAGCATGCGGACGATGAACTTCTTACCGAGGCTCTTGGCTTCGGGGGTGTTGCCGTCGAACGTCGGGTCCATGATGATGGACCAGACCTTGCGGCCGTTGAACTCACCGCCGACGAGCGTGAACTCGACGTCGAGGTACCGGCTGCCGGTCTTGTCGCTGTTCTTGATGCCGCGGACGTTGACGACCGCCTTGCTGGCGGTCTTGTCCGGGATGAGGCCGATGGACTGGCCTGCGGAGTCTTTGCTGGTGAACATGATGTTCTTGGGTTTTGGTTTTTATTTGGTTTCCGCCTTGTTGTTGTTGGACACGTCGGCCGTAAGGCTGGTAATCAGCGTGGTGTCGAGTCGCTTGCCCTCGCGGATTTTCCGCATGAGCATGCCAAGGTCCGGGGCTTCGACGCTTTCGAGTCGGCCGGAGCGGTCCTTGGCGGGGTATCCCCATTCGTTGTCTTGTCTGCAGACGAAGGCACGCTGGACGCCGGTTTCGGTCTTGAACGTCTGGAGCGTGATGACTTGGTCGAAGATGCCCGGGAGTTCTCGGGCGGTGGCGGAGCCCTCAATCTGAGGGGTGTAGACGTCGCGGCCGAACTCGTCTTTCTCCTTGTCGAGGATGCCGACGAGGATGGTGGAGCGGTCCGAGTGCTGGAGGTGGGTCAGCCAGCGGATGAGTTCGGACTTGAGGGTGCCGTAGGCGGCACGCTTGTCCAACTTGCCGTTCTTCTCGGACATGGACGACGGCTGCGTCTGAGCCCACTCGAACGCCAGACGGCTGGCTACGGTGATGGAGTCGACGTAGAGGTTCTTGTATTTGGCGAGGGCGGCAGCGTCGCCGAAGGCCTCGTGTGCACACAGACGCTTGTACGTCTCGATGCCGTAAGGACCGTTGGGGTCGCTGGGGTCCGGGCCGCAGATGAACAGGGTGAGGGCACGGCAGTATTCCCACGGATGGATGCCGAGGGCGGATGCCTGCTTGCGGACGTCGACGACGTCACCGGCCCAGTCTTGGATGGCAAGAGTGCCAGCCTCGAGGTCGATGAACAGCGTGTCGTTCGGGTTGAGCGTGCGAGCCTGCGTCGTCTTGCCGACCCCGCTGGGGCCGAACATGACGATGTTGACTTTGGGGACGACCTTGAGGCGGTCGTCTGCCTTGATGATGCCTTTCATGTGTGTGTGGATGGGAAAGGAACCTGCCTCACTCGGAGGCAGGGAACGAGAACTTGGGTTCGTCGATACGCACCGTGCGTGCGTCCGTCAGTTTGTCAAGGAGGTCTTTTTCCGTGACGCTGTGATACACGCGTTCGGGCACCGTGATGGTGACCTTCATGAGACGCTGGACGGTTTCGGCCGGGAGGGTGGCGGCGATGGCCTTGAGTTTCTCGGTGTCCCAAGTGACCTTCTGTCCGATTTCGCAGATGACCTTGACGCCATCCTGCTCGATGGTGCACTCGCCGTGCTCCTTGCCTCGGGATGCGATTTCGAGCATCGCATCGTTGGTGAACCGGTTGCTCAGTTCAGCCTTGATGAGGTCCATGTTCTTCTTGCTGCGGCTGACGTCCTCGACGGCCATCGCGTACATCTCACGCAGACGGACGACGCTCATGCTCTTGTAAGCCTCGGCGAGGTCCTTGACGGTGTTCTTCTTCAGTTTCATGTTGTGTGGTGTGGGTGGAAATCAGTTGGCGGCGTACTCGAGAATGTCGATGGGCTGGCCTTCGACCTTGGCGAGTGCGATGATTTGAAGCAGACGCCAAGATGGGATGCGGCGACGCTCACGCCACTTCTCGATGGTCTTGGGGTTGACGTCAACGCCTTTGGCAAGCAGGCGATGATGTAGTTCGTTGACGCCGCCAAACCGCTTCACGATTTTGTCGACGTCCATTTTGGTGATAGTGTTGAGTTCCATAGCACCGACACCTTGGGAAGCCACCTACACTAAGTCAACCCCATTTTGGCGGTTGACATGATGTGAATGTTTCCCATGGTGGCTTTTCCCATGAGTATCCCAAGGCTCGTCAAGAACCCAGAAACCGCAATCTACGAGGTCCGCTTCGCACAGGATGGGCGTTCCCGCGTTCGCTCGCTTGGCACCCGCGACTACGACGAGGCCATGCAGGCGTTCGGTAAGTGGTGCACGCTATCCAAGCAGGCGGCCGTGGACAAGGCCGACCCTACCCTCGAGATGGTCATAGCCGATTACATGCGTGAGCACGTCGAGACGCGTGTGGTCGCACAGGAGAGGCAGGAACAATGTGCCCTCCCCCTCCTCGCCATGTTTGGTAAGGTCAAGCCCCGGGACATTGGGATGGCCGAGACTCTCAAATACAGCAACCTGCGGCAGGCTGGCCGCTGCGGGGCTAACGCCGTGGCAGAGTCGACAGTCCGTCGGGAGATTGGTATGCTCCGTGCCGCTATCAACCATGGCATCAAGGCTGGCCGTCTGACTTCAGACAGCCTCAGACACATGTTCATCCCCAGACAGCCAGCCCCCAAGGACCTCTACCTCACCAAGGAGCAACTGCAGATGGCCATTGATACGGCCAAGGACTGCGGCGAGCGGACCTACCTGTTCGTCATGATTGCCGCCTACACGGCTGCCAGAAAGGGGTCCATCGAGCATCTGACATGGGACCGGGTGGACTTCGCCAACGGCATGATTAACTTCGACGACGGGTCTGTCCGGACCAAGAAGCGTAAGGTCAAGGTGCCGATGAACAAGGCCCTGTTCGACGCCCTCAAGGAACGCTACTGCTCGCCCCAGCCCACGAGCGAGTTCGTGACCGGCAACAACACGCCCATGCACCGGGAGTTCCTGCGGCTCAAGGTCCTGCTCAAGGAGCGTCACGCTCAGTATTCCGACAAGTGGGAAGCCATGACGCCGCACACGCTACGCCACACATGGGCCACGCTGGCCGCACAGTCCGGCGTCTCCATGTTCGACATAGCCGGTGTCCTTGGAGATACGGTTCAAACCGTCATCCGCGTCTACGCCCACCACTCGCCGAACCACCTTCGGCAGGCCGTGTCATTTCTTTGAGTTCAACTCGGAGGCACCGCGACGCTTCACCCACTTGATGGTGAACTCGACGATTTCCGTGGCTGTGGCACCGCTGATACCCACGCATGCCACCTTCAGACCACGCGACATGAGGTGGTCTTGGATTACTTGGTCGACAAGGTAGGCTACGATACCGGCGGCAAGCACATGCCTGATGGCACCGCCAATGGTCGTCTTGCCCTCAGACAGGAGAAGCCTTGCCACCATACCGGCTATGCCGATGAGCGAAGCCGTGAAGCCTCCCTCCCTGAGTATCTCCATGATACCCCTGCTTGACTCGTGGTCTGGAGAAGGAGGGCTCATTTGTGGGTCCTGCGATAGCCCAACTCCCACATGGCTTCTGCGATTTCCGAGGCTCCGTTAAGGACGGCGTCCTCCTCGAGGTACGGAAAGGCCGCGTGGATGAGTTCGTGGACGACGGTGTCGATGAGTTCTTCCTCCTTCTGCCTTGGGTCTATTTTGATGACCCCGTCATTCGGGTCGAAGATGCCATAGGCAGTCCCGTCCTTCTTGCCGTCGGGAGGTGTCTTACCAAGTCTGACGAACTTGATTACACGCTTATTCTTTGGTTTCGCCATTGTCGTTGACGGAGTCTCTGACCTTATCCCATAGCCACCACAGACCGAGCCCGGCTGCGACGGCAGCGGTGCCGATGGCTACCCACAGGAAGTAAGGACTGTTGATGATGAATGGGACGCCTCCGCAGAAGGCACCACAAAGCAGCAGGGGGATGCCGATTTTAGGCCCAACGAACACGATACCAACAGCCCCTATGACGGAAAGCCCTGCACCTACGAACGTCCAGGCCATGTCTGACTTATCCTTGCGGACTCGCTCGACCTCCTCAGACAGCTCCTTGATACGGGCGTCTCGTGCAGACAGGGCGGCTTTGTTGGCGGCAACCTGTGCCTCCAGGTTAGCCCAAGCCTGCTCAGCGGCCTTCTGCTTTTCGGCCGCCTTCTTGCGTTGGGCTTCATAGTCAGCCGGGGTCGCCTTTTCGGAACGCTGTCTGGCAAACGCAAGGTCACCCTCCGTAGGCATGGGCAGGAAGGACTGTGCCACAGACAGCTCAGACTCGACGACGACTGTCTTGCCAGACGAATTGGCTTCACGGGCTACGGTGACTGCCGCAGCGACGCGTGAGTCGATGGCGTCAAGGTTCTTGCCCACCGCAGACAGGTCCGGTGCTTTGGGGGCAGGCTGTGCGTCAGGCAGTTTGTCAGGCTTGGAGCTGCACCCAGCCAGGGCCATCAAGGCTATGACCAGATGCAGACGCATGACTCACTTGTGCATGAACTCGTCAGCCAGGGACTTGGCCTTGACCTCAAGGGCGGCTGCCTTGGCGGCGTGCTTGCGGAAAACAAGAAGACCAGCGATGAAGCCGATTACGAGTCCGAGAAGAAACGAGATAATCATTGTCTGAACATCATTGTCTGACACGTCTGCTGGTCAAGCGTTTGAGCCAGTAGCCGACCGCCAAAATCTGAGTCCAGTTGGCGGTTGATTTGACGCGGTTGGCGAGCGACGAAATGACGATTATGTTGCCGGGTATGTAGCCCTTGGATGGTACAATCCTATCTAATGTCGGTGACGTCGGTAGCGGTCGTTTGTCTTTGCCGTGTGCGAGCGTAACCCCAAGGACCGGACACCGTCTTGGGACAACGATGTCTGAAGGTGTTATCGTGAACCTGATGTTCTTCTTCCTGGCCCGCTGTTTTGCCAGAGCGTAAAGCATGACGTTCGGAAAGGCCTTTCGGTAAGCCATCATCCGCGTCCGCTTTAGCTCGAGCCGGTTCACTTCAGGAGCTCGTCGATGATGTTGTCGTCTTCCTCGTCGTTTCGTTTCTGCGGCTTGGCTGGCTTACCAGCAAGTCCCTTGACGACATACTCTCGGGTGGCCGGGTGGCTGGTGGCCTGGATGCCAATGGCTCCCATGCCTCCCATGATTTTACCCGGACCAAGGGCAAAGGCGGCGTTGGCCGCAGGCTGGACGGCGAGGTCATAGCCAAGTCGGGCAAACCGGCGTTCAGCCGTATTGGTGTTCTTGGAGTTCCTCGGACCGAGGTAATCCACGCCACCCTTGATGCCTTCGGAGAAGGTTCCAAGGACAGGGCCAAGCATGACGGTCGCCGGGTCCTTATCGTAGCGTGCACTAAGTGCGGCGTTAGCCATGAAGTCGAAGCGTCCGAACAAGTTGGAGCGGGACATGGCTCGGGCAATCTTCATGCCTTCGCTCATCTTCGCTTCGTTGACTCGTGCCGGGTCCTTGAAGGCTTCGTCGCGGGCTTCGCCCATGAGGTACTGCACACCGGTAAGGACAGGCAGCATCATGGCAGGCCCAAGCATGTGCATGCGGTCCATGGCAGTCAGTTCATTCTTCGACACGGCGGTCTTCGCCAGACGAAGTGCACGCTTGGTGACGTTTTCGTGGAAGGCGTAGAGGTATGACTGAAGGTTGAAGATGACGGAGCCAAGCGGGTGGTTGGCCCAGCGAGGACGGGTGCCTGCGTTCGGGTTCATGATGACCTGCTCAGCGAAGCGGGCCAGGGCGTCGCGGTACATCTGCGGCCCCTTGCCGTTCTGTCTGCTGATTAGGGCAAGCCTTCCAGCGTCGTCGAGCTTCTCGAGTTGCTTGACGAACTTTGCAAACGAAGCGTGGTCAGTAACGCCAAGTTCGTTGAGGTAGCGGGCAGACGAAGCCTTCATGCGGCCGTTGTCGTTGATGTCTTCGGCAAGTCGTCGAAGGAACACGGTACCGGCACGGACGGATGCGATGCGGGTGCCCTCCGTCCATTGGTGCAGACCGGTCTTTCGGAAGAACTGGTCGGTCAGGTACTTGCTGGCAGAGCGTGTTTGGTCGGTCCAATAGCGGCTGTCGACAGACGAGCTTACGGCCTGTCCAGACAGCTCAGACACGACGACCCCGACGTCCTGTGCGAGTTTGTGGTAGTAATCCGGGTCGTCTTTGAGGAGCTTTCGCTTCATGTAGACCAGCGAATTGCCCATGGCAGACAGACTATCCACGACGTTGCCGGTCCGAAGGCCGGTCACCAAGGGCTCACCAATCGAAGACAGGGTGGCACGAGGCAGGAAGTGGATGGCCGAATAAGCGTTCAGGAAGTTGATGATACCCTGGCCCTTGTAGTCCTTGAGTTGGTTGGTGCCCAACTGATTGGCGACAAGGGAGTTCATCTCCTGCAAGGCGGTGCGGTTGCCTTCGCTAATCAGGGCTTTCTGAAGTCCTTGATAGACCTCAAACTCGGCACCGAAGCGTCGGGCAATTTCAGCGTTCTTGACCGCACGACCGATGTACGAAGTGGTAGCATCAAGGATGTTCCGATTGTAATACTTCTCCATGAACCCTTCGGCTACCTTGTTGAACTTGCGGGAGCGGGTATGCTTTGGCTCTCCGTTCAGGTTTGACGAGTCGAACACGAACTTCTGGTCGAAACTGAAGCCGCTGTCTCCACGAAGGATGGCGTCGTACCATTCCGAAGCCGCTTCGCGTGCTTCGATTGGGTCCATGCCGGTGGTTTCGTAGGCCTTCTGGGCCGCGTTCAGGAAGCCATAACGGTCCTTTAGCACCATCTCGTTGTTGAGCATGCGAGGGACGTAGGTTTCTCCGGCGTTGTCGAGCTTGATGCCAGCACGGATTTGATACTGGTGCATCTTTCGGTAGAGTCCTCGCAGCGAGGTGACGGCCTGAGCCAACTTGGGGTCAGACGGAAGACCCGGCTGAACCATGGCACGGCCAAGGTCTTCGAGGAACTGCTTTTGTCCGTCGACATCCTTGAGTTTGAGTTCGGACTCGAACGGACGAAGTGCGTCTGCGAGTTCGTTCTTGAACTGAAGCTGGCTCCTGCTGACTGCGGTATGGAAGCCGATTTTAGCTGCCTTGTCCGTGCGGCCAGCAAGGGTGCTGTTCAGTAGTTCGCTGACTTCGCGAATGACTTTAGACTGGCGTCTGTCTGCGAGCACATCCAACTGAGCCTGCGAGGAACGAAGGAACGAAGCGGTGGCGAAATCGACGCCATGCTGCAGGAACGTCTCCTTGTCCGTGATGTTTTCCTTGGCACGCTTCAGGCCTTCGATGCCCTTCTTTACCACGTTGATGGAAGCCTGGGCTTCTTCCCGCAGGAAGCTCTTGTTAGACGACATGCGGAAGCCATTAGTACCGCCCTCGAGTCCCTTGATGTCCTTGTTTCCGAGTCTCGGTTCTCCGAGGGTGTCCACGTCTTCCGGCTTGTATTCAAATCCGTAGCGTTCCTTGAAGGCACGCTGGACGTCTGCCGGGATTTCAGACGAACTGCGGACGTCCGTATCCCCGCCGAGTTCTACGAAGCCCTGATAGAGCTCGTCGCGTCTCTCAAAGGAGCCAGGGGCGAACTCCCCGGAGGAACGTCGCTCCTCGCGGGTGATGATGCCAAGGGCTTCAAGCGTGTCTTTTTCAAGACCCATGGAGGTGGCCGCTTCTTTTGCAAGTTCGGCTTCAAAATCCGGGTCAAGAGGCTCCTCCTTCGGGAGTTTCCCTTCCATTCCGGGTTCCTCGCGAAGGCGGTCCATGAGTTCTTGCTCGGACTTGCCACGAGTCTCCCTCTTGCGGTCACGCTCAAACTGACGATAGTTGTATTCGCCAGGCTCAGACATCGTCTCACGGAAGTCCATCTCCTGGATGACTTCGTCATGGGTGGCCTCGCGTCCAAGTTCCGCCTCAAGGTCTTTCTTGGCCTGGAGGAAGTCCTTGTTGTTCTCAAACTTCTGCTCGTACGCTTCCTTGTAGCCCTCGTGCTCCTGAAGAAGGTCGTTCATTTCCCTGGTTTCCTCGCGGGTCATCTGTCGACCCTTGGTTCGGTTGGTCAGTTCCTCGATGTCAGCCTCGGCGTCCTTGATGCCCCGGGTAAGGGACTGCTTTCCGACACCGAACTCGTCGAAACCTCGCGGGTGGATTTCCGCAGCCGTAGCCGCGTCTGCGTCTGACGGGCTCATTCCTTCAGCTTGCTTACGCTGGGAGCGAATGTCGAAAAGCTGGCTGTAGTATTCTCCGTCCGGCTTCTTGAAGTCAGAGATGTTCTTCGCCGAGATTTCAAGGATGGACTCCATGGCAACATCGAGTGCGGTTCCGCCTTCGATGCCCATGATTTCCTTGACCGCCTGCTTGAACTTAGACCAGGCGTTCGTCTCGCCCATCTTAATGGTCTTCAGGTAGGCCTTAAACTCCGCGTTCGTGGATGCGTGGGCGATGAACTCATTGAGGTCGGCGATAGGATACTGGCCAGCCGCCGCCAACCTGTTCATGTCAGAACCGGCACCGAAGATGTTGCGGGTTGCGTTCCTCGGGTCGTCCTTGAGGTTGTTGAGTTTGTCGACGCTCAGCGGTTTGCTGTTGTCCTTCTGCTCAGACAGGACCTTCAGGTATGTCTGAACGAGTCGGCGTACAGCCTTGTCTGAGCCGGAACTCTGAGCGTAAGCACGAAGACGGTCGAGGTATTTGGTTCCGCTCGAACCGACGACATCAATCCCCGTGTCACCGGTGATTACGCCGACTGTTCCGAAGATGGCTCGGTTGACCTTGTCTGCCGTGGCACTATGCACGATTTCGTGCATCACGATTTCAAGTGCATGCTTAGGGTTGGAAAGCTGTTCCTTGCTGAACTTGATGCCGCCGTATTTGTTGCCGCCCTGAATGTTCCCAGCCTCTGGCCTCCATCCGGCCATGTAGCCAGAAGCCTCTCCGCTGTTCTTACCCCACGCACCGACGATTACCTCAAGGCTCTTTGCGTCCTGGTTCTTCAGCAGGTACTCGGCAAGCTTGCCAAGTTCAGGGTCGATGCCCTGCTTGTCCTTGCTCTTGGAGTTCTTGACGATGCGTTCAAGCACGTCCTTGACCTTGGTGTTACCCCTGAAGGTCATGTTGACTACGTCGCGAGCACCGGCAGACAGTCCGTAGTAGCGGGCCTCCTCCTGGAAGAATTGTCCGGGCTGGTTTTCGCGTCCTTCTACCCGGCTAACGATGTCGAGTTTCTTGCGACGTCCGGCCATCTCGTTCCTGAACTGCTGGTGTCCGCCGATTTGCTTCTCGTTTTCACGTCGGAAGTCGGTGGTTTCGATGCGGTCGCGGTTTTCGACCTCTGCCTGAAACTCAGACAGACGACCACGCTGGGGGTCAACTTCGGCCCGGACGGCTTCGATTTCCGCAGCAGACGCACCTGCGGCCTGCATCTCGGACACGCGTGCGTCGTTGGCCTCAATCTCCGTGGACAGACGGTCAACCTCCGCGTCCAGTTCGGGGCGGGTCATGTTTTCCGGAACGATGTCCGTAGTGCGACCTTCTTCACGACGCATCTCGGGCATCGCCTTACGACGCTCGTTGATGGCCTTTTCGACTTCACGCCAATAGGGGCGACCCTGCTCTTTGAGGGCGTCCCGGGCCTGCATTAGTTCGTCGATGGTCAGACGGTCGAAGCGACCGCGAGCCCAATTAAGGGCCTGGACAGGGTCACGCTTGACGCGGGGGCCCGGGTTGTCCGGGTTGTCAAACGTCTGCTTGTCGCGTTCACGCTGGACGATGCGAGTGCGGTCAAGGCGTTCCCAGTTACCCTGCTGTCGGCCACGGGCGTTGAGTTCTACCTTGGCGGCACGCAGACGCTCCTCGTTGACCTTGATTTCGGTGGCAAGTTGAGCCGCCTCCGGAGAGCGATTGCGGCCGTCACGCTTGTTGAGTTCAGACAGACGCTCGCGGTCTGAGCGGATTTGGTCCGGCAGGCTGCGGACCATGTCGTTCAACTGGGACTTAGGAGTGGTTTCGGGGACAAAGCCGCCAAGGGCGGTATTACGCTCGCCTTCGTTGCCGTATTGGCGGTGGCGGTTCTGCATCTCCTCGGTGACCGAGCGGAGAAGGTCAGGGTCTGCGGAGCCCTTGTTCTTCTCGAGTCGCGTCTGGAGGTCTACGAGTTCGTCGTAGGTAAGGCGAGAAGGGTCACCGGTTTCGGTGAGGGCTTCAGGGCCGGTACGTTCCTGTCGTCGCTCCCATACCTGCGGCTTGGCAAGCGGGTCACGGACACGGTCACGGCCGGTGGTGCCACCCTGCGGGGCTGGCTGGGATGCCTGATTTTTGCGGGCTTCACGCTCGTCAAACTTTCGGGCAGCCATGTCAAGGAACTGCTGGTCGATACCCTGGATGTTCCGGAGTTCGGCAAGTCCACGCTCCTTGGATACGGAGGTTCGGTCCACGAGTTTCTCAATGGAACGCTGGATAGCCTCGGTGGCTTCTCCGGTGGAAACCTTGCCGTCAGACACATCACGCATCAGACGACGAAGACCCATGAGTTCGACCTCTGCCTTCGGGGGCAGCAGGCGAGCCTGGTTTCCGGACATCTTCATGGAGTCCATCTTGGCATGATGACGCTCCATGATTTCGCGGTTGTAGGCAGGCGTACCCGGGCGAAGGTGGGTAGGCATAGGCTGCTCCCAACGCGGGACGTTGCTGGTTTCGACCGGTGCTTCCGCTGGCTTGGCGTCGAAAGTGCTCAGACCGGCCTGCTTGTCCTGCTCTCGGAGAAGGTCCTGAAGGTCATCTCCAAGCATGTCGAGCTCAGCTCGGATGCGATTAGGGTTACCTTCACCACGCTCAAGCTTGCCCTTGGCTTCTTCGATACGCTGGTAGTGGTCGGCAATCTGGTTCTCAAGCGAGTCGCCCTGCAGGGAGCGATTGCCGAGCATGGAGTAACCGGAAGCACCCCTCGAACTGCGATAGGGCAGGGTACTGTCGGCTTCGAGCCTGGTAGAAGCGTCATAATGAGCCGCATAAATTGCGTCTCTCTGCTGCTCGGTGATACGACCTGCCTGGAAATCTTCTCCAGCCTGCAGAACGTCATCAAAAGACTTGGCTTCAGCCCGTTCGTTTTCGGCTCGACGCAGCACGTCTGAGTCGAACTTCTTACGCCACTCGGTGTAGGGCATGTCGCCGATACCACGAACATTGATGGTGATGTTCTCAGGACCAACGATGGCTGCGAGGGCTTTGGACGAAGCACTCAGGTCAGACACGTCAGACAGGCGATACGACATACGGGTCATGCCCTGTGCGTCCGCCTCGTTGTTGATGCGATGAACGAACTCAGACAGTAGACCCTTGAGCATGCCCTGGTTTCGCATGCCAGGATGGGTGTCGAAACGCTCGATGTAGACTTCCGGCTCTCCGTTCTTTGTGGTCTGGATTTGCCCGATGATTTCAGTAGCGACGCGACGGCCAGCCTCACCTCGGAATAGGTTGGACATTCCGGTGTAATCCGGACGTCCGGTCTGTGTCGGCGGGACAGGGATGTCCTTGTCAGAACGAAGCAGCAGGTGGACCGTGTTCATCCGGGTGGGCACGCCGGGGTTGTTGCCCCTGACAGCACCGTCGAGAGACTCGTTTTCGCTCAGTACCTCAAGGGTGAGATTGTCACCGCGAGAGGAGGTCTGTCTGAGCGTGTCTGAGAGTCCTCGAGAAAGAGGTGCTTGAGCGGCGGTCTGACCGCCACCAAGACGTGCGTCCGGATTGTCGAGTTCCCGGAAACGGCCTACATCCCTGGCGGCCTGATTTGCCTCGGCTGCTGGAATAGCTGCCCGAGATTGAGAGCTTCCTGGGAGTCTGGGGCTTGAACGCCCATACCCTGCGGTAAGGGGGACCTGCTCGGCATTTGACTGGGGAAGGACGGGGCGGACAGGGGTAGAGAGCTGCCTGTCTCCGGTGAGGGCGAGAGGGGTTGCGACGACCCGGCTTCCGGTCGAGTCGAGGGGTTGCCCTGTCTGAGGATGGAATTGAGTTCCTCGCTTCCCTCCGTGACCTGAGTAGAGTTTCGTCTGCTCGTTCCGTTCCCGGGTGGCTGCATCAATAGCTCGACGTAGTCTTGGGCTGATGCCTGCGTCGGTTCCCAGGCCAAGAACCTGGCCGTACCGGCCCCCGAAGGTGCCTGGCTTGAACTCGGAGTCCCAGCCTTCTTGTTGTTCGTATTTGCCTTCATAAGCGATTAGTCGGACGGTTGCGTTGTGGCCGCTGTCACGGCCGATGGTGTTTTCCCAGGCTTTGCGGGACGCTTCTGCCAGGGCCATCTTATCGGGCACGCTGCCCATAAAGTCAAACATTCGGACTCCACCTTCGTGGCTCATAGGGCCAACGGAGCCAGCGGCGTCAATGTTGTAGTCTGCCTTCAGTATTCTTTCGACTTCCTTTGAGAAGGCGATGGTTTCGGGTCTGTTAAGCTTGCGACCCGCGTCAACTTGGATGGCGGTACCCATCTGGTTCTCCCCCTTGTAGTCGGGGTAGTTCCCTTTTACGTCGGGCTGGATGTCGTGTCTGATTACAGACCAACCCACGCCCTTTTGGCCGTGAGCTGCAGACAGGGAGGTCGCGAACCGTCCGACTCGACGCATGGCGTCTGCCATGTCAGAGCCTGGCTGAAGCGTGAAACGGAAGGCAGACGCACCGTTGTTTTGCAGAACGCCACCTTCGCTCCAGAAGCCTGTATCGACAGACTCCGTAGGCCTTGGCAGCCCAAGTTCGGCAGCAGCGGTATCAATCAGGTTACGGCCTGCAGGGCCGCTGAACATGGACGAATGGACTTCGGGCAGACGTGCAGTCGGAACGTCCATCGTACCAGCGGCATTACGCTGGGACTCGATGTTCGTCACGCCTTCCGGGGCCAGGCCAGGGCGAGCGGCGGTGGCATCGGGAGCCATGGTCGCCGTACCACGAGGACCAGTTAGGGCGTCCGCTGGCAGGGTGCCAGGCTTTGCCATCGGCTGGTTCGTGTCAGGATTGATGCCGTTATTGATGAGGTCCTGACGTCGCTTATTTTCGGCCGCGATTTCAACAGGGCTGTTCGGACGACGTCCGGCACCACCCTTGCCAGGCTCGACAGGACGAGGACCACCGCCCGCACGGCCGCCGGACGTAGCTGCAAGGAGTTCGTCAGGATGGTAGTAATGACCGGTTTCCTGGAAAAGCTTGAGGCGTTCCTCGTCGATACGCTTAAGGTAGTCGCCAAGTTCAACGTCGTCCTTGGCTTTCTGTTCGGCCGTAAATCCTTGCTTTTCAAGTTCAGCAAGAACGCGAGCACGCTCGGCTTCGTCTGCGGAAGAACGCTGGATACGTTCGGCTGCTTCTTTTGCGGTGAGCTCCTCGCCCTCCTTCATCAGCTTGGCGGCAGCCGGACTAAGTTCGACGGGCTTTCCTTCAGGCTTGGCAAGGTTACGGAGGTCAAGTCGTGAGCCGGAGGTCAAATCGCCTTCTTGCGGCTGATAGATTACCTGTCCGTTTGCGGTGGTAATAGGCTGCTGCGGGAGTCCGGCAACTCCGGCGTTGTTCCTGCCATAAACGATGGGGCTAATCGGAACACCACCAGGGCCGTACGCCTCAGCATTAAACACGTCGCCAAAGGCGGTACGCATGTCAGCCTCCCGGACAACGTCCGGCGTCTGAGCAAAGTTCCTGTCAATCGCAGACATGTTGCTGTCGACGACTTGCTGCATACCGGCGTCTACGCCAACTCTGTGCATGCCGCCGTGCGACAGCTGCGGGATGTTGCCAGCCGTATGCTTGATGATTTGTCCGGTGAAGATGCCGGATGCAAGCAAGTCGGGCAGGGAAGACGTAAGGTTGGCGTAGTCTCCTTGGCGGATTTGCTCAACCACGTTCTTTCCGGCATCAATCGTAGCCTCCCCCATGTGCTTGATGAACATGCCTTGTGCGGCCGTGTCTGCGGCAACCCATTTGCGTGCCGTATTGACAGCAGCAGCCGTCTGAGGAGATGCGGCACCGGTCTGCATCATGGCCTGCGGGATGGCGGCCTTGGCTGATTGCAACTTCGTTCCGATACCCTGAACCGCGTACCCGGTTCCGCTGTGCATGAACTCGGGGATGGAATAAAGTACGTTAGCAACGCCGGTTCCGACGTTGTACGCACCCTTGAGTCCGGTTGCGAGGCCAGAGTCGCTTGGTGCGATGTATTGAGGCTGGAAAAGGTGCTGCTGCGGCGTGGCATTTCCTTCTCCGATACGCGGAAGTCCCTTGCCAGGAAGCCTTTGTTCGAGGCCAATCGCGCCCGCTGCACGGTTACCAATAGTGTCATACTTACCATTACCACCCGGCATTGGCAGATTGTGGATGATGTCCTTTGTGAGCGTGTACGGATTACGCATCGCAAACATGCCACCAATCAATCCGTCTCGCTTAAACGCCTCCTCAACATTTGTTTCACTACGCATCCACGGCTTGTATTCAAGCGGTGCACGAAGTTCTCCTGGCTGATGGTATCCAATAGTTTCACCCTTTTCATTGGTGATAGGAGTGAACTTCGGGTAAAAGACGTCATCCCATGATGCCCCGCTCGGAAGTCTTCCGGTGTCATGGAACGTACGAAGCTGCTGCTCAGACCAAGAAGGGGGGGACGGAAGCGTCTTGCTCTCAATCGTTCCTGACTTTTCTCCGAACAATAGTGCGGCACCATCGTAAATCTTGTCCTTGACTGCACCAGCAGCCATACGGACTTCACCTGCGGCCTTGGCAAGGAAACCTGGGTCAGGCATAGGCCCCCTTAGTTCGGTGTGTAGCGGACCAGTGCTTTTACGGTTTCCGGCAAAACTCGACGCAGAGGGACCAGGCTTCATCCTGGGAGTCACAATGGATTGAGGCTCGTCCTGGCCTTCTACCTGTGCGTCGAGATGGTATGTGTATTCCTCGCCTTTTGGGTCTGAGAAAGAGAAGCTCTTAACAGACGGGAACCCATCTTCGCCAATGTCCACATGGACATCCGTGATTACATTGAGGCCACCACCGGGGACCTGAAAGCGTCCGCCATTACGAACTCCATCCGGGAAGGCGGAGTTTTTGAAGCCGGTCAGGTACTCGTTGGCTGCGGTACGAGTCTCATCATAAGTCGGGTCCCATTGACCGGGACGGTAACCTTGTGCACCTTCAGGGCTGTCGGGGTTCCCGAACAGCATGATGGAGGTCAAGCCGCGTCGCTCAAGAGCCTGACGCAAACCGAAGTTATCCTTCTGTGGAGCCATGTCTGACAGATAGTGCTTCAGACACGTCTGTCGAGACTTACTGCTGGATGCCGGTCACAGGGACAAGGACTACCTTACCGTCCTGCTGACGGGCTACGACAAAACGTGGAGACTCAGAGGTTCCGCTGTAGTAGTAGTCGCCTTCTTTTGCCGAAGCCATGTCTGAGGGGATGGGGGAAGCAAAACGAGGACGAATGGCGACACCAGCAGACACGGCAGAAGCAAGGTCAGGCTGGGACACGATGACCGTGTCTGAAGGTACCGGAACGGTGCCAGAAATACGATTGCTGTAGTCTCCGGTTTCCTTCGGTACAAAACCAGGGCTCATAGCAAAGTCTCCTCCAAAATGGGGGAAGTTCATGGTTTTGCCGCCAGACTGGTATGTGTCGGTTCCGCTAAATGGGTTCCAGGCAAAACCCCTGTCAAAGTCTCCAGTAGCCATCGTTCCTGCTTGGATTGCAGTCTTCAACTTGGGGTGCATTTCCAGCGAAAGGTTAAAGGCCTCAAGTGGGTTGTAACCGGAGTTTGCAAGCTCTGTAGCAAGGTTGATAATGGAGTTGGCCTCAAGCGGATTGAGGGATGCCACGCCCTCTCTTGCGTTGCCAGCCTCGTCGATGCGTCCAAGTTGTCTGTCCAGAAGGAACGCGTACGGACCGGAGGGGTACTTCATGGCAGCGGTACCAAGTTGGGTGACAGCCTGCTTTCGTCGTTCTTCCGTAATTCTCATCAGGTCAGCAACACTAATGACCTGACCCCCCTTGACCTCGGGGGTGTTGTATGAAACCTCGATTTTACCGCCTTCGCCAACCCTCTTGTTGACGACCGTAGGCTTGTCGCCAGGCACGACTGGCTTGGCGAGCGTCTGAGTAGTCACGCCAGGAGCTGGCATAAGACGCCTGTCTGTGACCACCTTGCCGCTGGCATCTTTGCCTTGGACGTTGGTCCAGACATGAGGAACGCCATCAACCATGTGGACTTCCGGGTCCTTGGCGGTGGCATTGGAGGGTGCAATACCGGGCAGTCCAGAAAGCCCATGAATAAGATTATCATTCGGGTTGATACCCAACGCAGCAAGACCCGCGGAACGGGCTTCAGGGGTCAAGCCGGTAGCTGGCTTGCCACCCGGGAAAAAGGTATTAGTTCCAAAGAACTCGCGGGTAGCTCCGGTTGCTTGCTGAGGGTTGATGGTGTCGTTCGCAAGCAGCATGGCCCGGATGTGGGGCGGAGTATGGGGGTCATCAAGCATCTTCTTGCGAGCAGCGATGCGGTCCGCAAGGATGGTATTCTCGTTGTTCAACTTAGCCGTCTGACCAAGGTAGACCTGGCCCTTGGCCTGGGCTTCCGGGTCGACAGCGAAGCCTTCAAGGGCTGCGGTAAAAGGGTTCTTGGTAGTGGCCATGGTCAGGTAATTTGTCCGTTATTGTAGAGATTGTAAGCCTGCGGCCTGCGTCTATTCATGCCAAAGCCACCGGTAAATGCACTACCTTGAGCGAGAAGATTGCCGACCTGACCAGCAGACGAACCAACAAGTGCGGTAGGCGTACCAGCGGCAGTCGCCGCCGCAGGGAGGCCAGCCTTTGCGGCTTCAGCGAGCCACACCTTTTGAGCCTGGGCAAGGTTGGTTGCCTTTTCGGTGGCAGACATCCACGGAGTCGTGCCCTGTGCGGCGTATCCGCCAGACACTACGGCAAGTGCATTTAGGATGTCTCCAATCTGAGACAGACCTTCACCAGCACGGCTTGCCGTTTCGTTTTCGATGTTGGCAACCTGGCCGGAACCACGCTTGAAGTTGCCGATTTTGCTGATGTTTTGAAGTCCTCGAGCGTTACTGATACCAAGGTTCAAGTTGGTGTCAGACAGGGAGCCCATCGAAGCCATGGCTTTACCGGTGCTCTTGTTGACGGCATCGGCTTCCGCCGCCTTGGATGCCGTCTCAGCCTGAACGAGCCGGTTTTGACCCGACTCACCAAGCCTGCTGACCGCATCCCCCACAGGGATTGCGTCGACTGCGGCGTTCATGGCCGTCAGACGCTTGTTCTTGTTGTCCTCGAGCTGAGTTTCCACGCTCATACGCGTGTTTTCCTCGGTGCTTCCTGCAAGCAGGGCGTCCGCTTCCTTGTTTAGGCGGTCCTGACGTTCTGCCTCAAGACGCTGGACTGCCGTCATGGCCTTCGAGCTCTTTTCGGCTGCGGCGTATTTAGCAGCGGTACCGGCCGCCATGGCCGCGTACGTCAGATTGGTCATCAGTTCGCACATGTTACTTATTCTCTCCTACCATCCTGGATGACTTGCCTGGGCTGGTGAAGGCAGACATACCGGGAGCCCAAGGCTGGTATGCTTCTACGTTACGGGTAGACTTGATGATGCCGCCAGTAGTCTCGAATAGGGAGCCAAGCCCCTCAAAGGCAGGAGAAGTGCCAAGCATGCCAACACGCTGGCGTGCCTGATTGGCGGCAAGGGTGTCGTCGCCGCTTGCCATCGTCTGATTGATAAGGTCCGTGCGGTTCTGCTCGACCTGTTGACGGGCCTGGTTGGCGTATTCCTGACCCTTGTCTGCGATACGCATGGCCGCCATGTCGCGTTCTCGGTCTACGACAGACATCTGTCTGGCACGTTCAGACGAAGCCAGGTTTCCAGAGCGAGCCAGATTAAACAGCAGGTCGCGGTTGGCGTCCTTGTATTGACGTTCAGCCTCCGGGGCCGCGAAGGCCTTGAAGTCTTCGGCACGCTTCTGGTAGAAACTGTCGTCAAACTGCGAGAAAGTCTGGTTAATCTTCTCCGTTCCGGACTTGATGCGTGCCTGGCGTGCGTCCTCGTCAGCACGAGCACGGGCTGCGGCCCCGCCATCTCCGGATGAAAAGCACATT